ATTAGAATACTCCGGGTATTATCTGTCCTGTTGTTGCGTAGGCTCCTACAGCTGCTACGAATCCGAGCATTGCTGCCCAGCCATTAAATCTTTCTGCTTCTTTTGACATTAGTTTTTGTTTGGGTAATAATTGTATGGGTGGTTCGTTTGGGTAGATGTTTTTCTTACCGTATTCGGTGGTAATCATTATTTTCTAGTTTTACGTTTGTAAGGTTTTGCTGTTTTCGCTGCACGTTTAAAGTTAGCGGCGGTGGGAGAGCCCTTAGAACCCACCTTTCTCATTTTCTCGCCAGAGCCAGCGGCGATCCGCTTTCTCTTGGCGTGAATGTTTGCGTATAATCCTCGCTTTGCCATTAGACTTTACCTTTCTTTGATTTCTTAAGTTCTTTAAAAAAGTAACTAGGATCGCCTTTCATGAATCTTTGATAAGCTGGAGTATTATACTTTTGATCCAACTCTGTGACTCTCATGAGTCTAGCCATCTCTTTCTTTTTTTTCTCTTGTCTTTCTGGAATGGAACGAGACTCCGATCCATCCATGTCATATGTTTTAGCCATGTTAGCATTTCCATTTACGTAAGGCAAGAGCCTTTCTTGTAGGCTTGCCGTTTGGTTTTTTCATTGGTCCTTTAACACCCTTCATCCTAGCACAGAACGAGCGTTTACGTGGACCACCTCCCGGCTGAGGAGCCTTGAGGTTAGAGCCAGTAGCTGCATTATACTTTCTTCTACCGGCGGCTGTCAGTCCGCCTGAGCGAGACTTGTGCTTGCCCATCTTGAGACTGACATTCTTTTTCTTTACTGCCATTATACTCCGAATCTAGATTGCTGTATCAATATGTTTTCACGTTGATTTCTAATAAATTCGTTTGGAGATGTCGAGTTAATAATCTTAAGTGCCTCAATAAACTCTTTGTTAGTTAAAGCTCCTGAGCCACTAGGTCTGAGAAAACTGGCTATTGATAAACCTTTTCTCGATCCTTTGTTGGCTAGAGGTACAGGCAATCCGTGCACATCAAGATCATATTCTACTTTGTTGCTAAACTTTCCTCCCATTTGGCTGTAGGCATTACCCTGACCATCCAAGAAGAAACCTTTTTCGGTTACATATCTCATGATAGATGAGTCAGGCTCCATTGCAACATCTTTCTTGCCCATTTGTTTTAGGCTAGGTACAACTCCCATTCCTGATGTCTTTGTTAGATCACCGACTAGCCCTTTAGTAGAGCCACCTATGCCTAGCATCGACATCAAGGAAGGAAACATTACTTTCTCTTCTTTAGCTTTAGCCATTGTTAAGCCTCGTTGACGTTGTTGTTTGTCCTCTTGTGCATCTTAGCTAACCTGATAGGCAAGCTAAGTTGTTCGTAAGTTTCTTTCTTTTTAGGTTTGTTTCTTGGTGCCTTATAAAGTCTATAAGGAGCATCCTCCATATTAGGTTCTCTTCCGGGCATTACTTCTTCCTCTTATTTTTCATGATTGCAGCCGCAACTTGTGGTCTTTTTTTTGCGAGTGCGGCTAGTCCCTTTGACGCTTTCTTAGGTGGTCTACCTTTCTTACTTCCGTAAGTACCTTTCCCTGCTGGCATGTGATTCTCCTAAAATGATAAGTCTGATCTGTCTAGTTTTTCGATAACATCTTGCCTGTAGGCAGGGTCGTTATCATACCTTCTGTCATTCATAGCTGCTACTAATTCAGCTTGACTACGAAACACATCTCCCCTGTTAGGAGCTGCTTTACCTTGTAGCATTGTACCTTCTACTCCATTAGCTGCGTCGTACTGTGACTTTAAACCTTGAACCGCAAACTTAATAGCATCTATACTACCAGTACTTATGATCTGGTCAAAAGCTTGTATAGACTGGGAATCTAAATTAGTTCCAGCCCATTGTACCAAGTTTGTATAAGCTTGTTCACCGCCTACTGTATTCTTAACTTGATTTATCTGTGCTTCAGATACATCAGCTACTTCAGATGGTGGTGCTGCTTGCCAGTCTGGACTCTTAGTCACCTCTAAGTATGCGTTTACCAAATCTTGGCTAGACATACTTTGAAACTTCTGTAGTGTGTCAGCTGATAATTTACCATCGTTTTTATAGTACTCATCTGATGCTGATGTAATTAATGAAGCGTTTTCAGATAGTGAAGTAGGTTCTGGTTCTGGTTCTGGTTCAGCTGTTTCTGTTTTATCTTGTTGACCTAATTTAGATTCTAATTCTTTATAGGCTTTTTCTAATTCTTGAGCTGACTTATACTTGCCAGCTAATAAACCTTCTTGTTCAGCTACTAACTCTTCACCAACCTTCAGAGAGTCCTGTTCCTCATCGGATAGGACCTCTGTTTCTGGTTGCTGATCTGTAACTGTAAATGTTTGTTCTTCTGCTGCCATTCTATTACTGTGGTGGTTCTTCCATTGGTGGGTTTGCAGCTCCTAGCATGTTAGCTGCTAGAGCTGTAGCTTGATCTGATAACTCTGGGTTTTTTGTAGGGTCCATGAGTGGTGTACTTGCAATCTGTCCTGTCTGATCGACAAGTGATTGCTGTGCCTGTTGAGCCATCATCATCTGTTTATCTCGGTCTAGTTCCTCTGGTGTCTTGATTAGATTTAGAACATCTATACCCTGTGCTGCTGCTAGTCTTGTGATAGCTTCTGCCGGGTTGACAAACTTGATTAAAGCCTCTGCTCCTAGAGTCTGTGCTACTGTAGCCATGAATCTAGTTAAGCTTTCATTATCTTGTCCTCTACCTAGAGAGTTAATACCAGCTACTATCTTAGGTCTTACCATATCTTTTGGTAGCCTAGGTATCTGGTTAGATCTCTGTAGTATTAACAGAGTTCTGTTTAAATATGGTACTAGAAACTCAACTGTTAGTAGTGAGAATATCCCACCCAACGATTGTTCTAGCTCTAGCTGAGTAAGGCGTACCTCTTCAGCTGTAACCCTCTCTGCATTTCTTACATTCATAACTAAGAAAGCTTCAAGGATTCTCTTTTCTAATTGCTGCGACATCTGTGCAGCTGTAGCAAAGTCTGCTGTCTTACCGACTTGCACGACTCCTACGTCTTCTGGTCTACCCTGTATGATAGCTCCGTTGCCAGCTTTGGATAAGGTCTGTGGCTTGGTAGTAGATGAAGGGGATACAAGAAAGATAACTTTACTTGCTACACTTGCACCCTCTACGAGAGCTTGTGCTAATCCGTTGAGACTACGTAAGTCTCCTATAAATTCTTCTACTCTACCACGTCCGTAGTCTTCTCCGTCTACTGTATTGAATCGAAGCACTAACCATGGTGAGGCGTTTTTAGGAGCTGTACTGCGACTACCCTCTAGGACCATATCGTCCACTTCTTGGTGCCACATCCAACGTCCACTACTCTCATCCAATTTAACACAGGTGTATACCTCAGCGTCGTCTTCTGATGGACCTTCGTAATTACTGTTAGGTCCCTGTTCTTCGGGAGGCTTTACTATCCCTAGAACTTTTCTGTCAATTAATTCTTTAGTAACGATCTCTATTACATTACCATTACCGTCTCTGTTTACAACATATCTTGATAGCGGATAGTTTTTTAAACCATCTTTACCCATAAAGATAAGTGCATTACCACCAACGATCAGGTGTTTTAATGCTTGGTGTACAACAACTCTATCATTAGATGCAGCTATGAAATCCATTATCATTCTCTCTATCTTGGAGAAAGATAAGTCTAACTCGGTACGCATCTGTGGATCTAGTGTCTGTCCAAGTTTATCGTCTCTCACTTGTAACTTAAAGAAGCTAGTCTGTGGAGGTAGGGTAGCTAGCATAAGCTTGGCTGCCAATGTAACAACAGCTTTAGCACCAACTGACTGCCATGGTTGTAGCAGCTGTCGCTTGCCTTTAAAGTTGTCGTCTCTTGTTATTAGGTATGGTAAGGTAAGTTCAGAGCACTCAACTGCCATGTCTAGAAACTGTGTTCTGCCTGATGACAATTTATTGTATCGTTCCTTAGCCTTATACATCATGGTGTGTTAAGTCCTCCGGACGTTGATCCAGCTGTGCCGGTGTTGATGTTTATTTTAAGAGCATCAGTACCAGTCTTTTTAGCTGTTCCTCTTGGTTGTGATTTTGCTGTTGTACCATATTCTACACCAGCTGTTTCATCAGGATCAATTAGCTCTTTCTTGCTAGGCATCTTAGATGCTTGCACTACGTCAGGCTGCCTTGGTTGTATAGGAGCCGGGGTAGGCATTGGTGTTGGTCGTGATCTAAATAGACACATTGTCTTCTTCTAAAATAGATTTTATATATTGTACCACTTCTTGTTGTCCAGAGCGGTACATGATGGAGGCTAACTCCTCCTTGGGGTGGACGGGATACCAAGCGAACTTGGTTTCTAAATCCTCAACTAACTTAGCTAACTT